GGTACGGGCGCCGTGATTGTCGTGCTGACGGGCGTATCGATCACGGAGAACGTTACGATCAGTAAGCGAGTCAACATCAGTGGCGTAGGCGGCTACGATTCGTTCATCAACGGAACCGTTACGTGCGAGGTCGGATGCAGCTTCACGCAGATCAGCGGGATCCGCGTGACGCAGTTTATTCTTAATTCAGGGGCGAATGGTAATATTATCAATTCTTGTTTCTGGAGCACGGACTACTTTGATTCTGGGACCGGGAATAGTATCAGCGGAGTGAATATCACATGAGAGGTGCCGTATGCCGTCGGTTGTAAGCAATTTAGGGCCTCCTGTCGGAACCATTCAATCTTGGGGTGGCGGCGTCGCGCCTTCTGGGGGCTGGCTCATATGTGACGGTACTTTGCTTTCTCAAACGACCTACGCTTCGCTCTTCAAGGCTATTGGAAGTGCTTACGGGGTATCGGGATCTAATTTCAACATTCCTGACTTGAGGGGTAGATTCTTACGAGGGGTTTCGGGGACTTCCACGAATGATCCTGATAAAACTACCAGAACTGCAATGGTAGCGGGAACCTTCACGCTAGGTTCTTGCGTCACTGTACTGGCTTCTCCTACAATCACAGTACCCAGCACTACAAACCTCGCAGTCGGAATGACGGTCGCTGGGACAGGGGTCCTGCCGGGTTCCGTAATTGTGAGTATTCCATCTTTGACGACGTTTCAGACGGGTAATAACTCAGGAGCATCGGGCACCGTAACGCTTACTTTTTCTAACTCCGCTACGGGGAATGCGGTAGGGTCGGTGCAGGGAAATGCGACTGCGAAGAATGGATTGACTCTAATCGACCCAGGACATTTCCATCATATCAATCAAGGAGATGGGGATACGGGTGGAGCACCCGCAGGAACTTCAGGTGGAGTTAATAATAGACCAGGGTACGATACTGCGAGCATTGTCTCTAACATAACCTTGGGTGCAGGTGATCCCGAAACCCGCCCCCTCAACGCCTATGTTAATTTCGTGATCAAAGTGTATTGAAGGAGAACCGATGCAAGCATTTCAATGCAATGAACAAGGATACTACATCGGAACCAGCCCAAGGCAGCAATCTCCCTTGGAACCCGGTGTGTGGTTGATTCCAGCAGGCTGCGTGTTGGTCGAACCTCCTGCGATCCCAGAAGGACAACGGGCCAAGTGGGATGGCGATAAATGGGCATTGGAAGCGGTTCCTGTGCCAACTGAGCCTAATATTGATAAAGGGGATTGATGCCAATCGTTTTTGGGCTCACTCAAAATAATACGATTATATTCGAGCCGGGGGTGATCCATTCTTGGGGTGGTATTATTGCGCCTATCGGTTGGTTGCTCTGTGATGGCGCATCGGTATCTCGAACGACTTATGCAACTCTTTTTTCCAACATTGGCACGGCCTTCGGCACAGCGGGTGGAAATTTTTTCAACTTACCAGATTTAAGGGGACGATTCTTAAGAGGTGTATCGGGGGCTTCCACGAATGATCCAAATAGAACTACCAGAACCGCGATGAACACCGGTGGTAATGCTGGTAATGCAGTAGGGTCAGTTCAGGGAAATGCTACTGCTAAGAATGGACTAATTTTGAGTGATCCAGGACATTTTCATTTCATCAGTCTGCAATCAAATTCACAGAACGGGGTAGGAAGAGTTACGGTGGGTAGTTATAACCCAGAGGGCGCTGTTCCCAATACGGATTCATCCACTGCTAACTTAACCCTAACAACAGGAGATTCAGAAACACGTCCCCTAAATGCTTACGTTCAGTTTATTATAAAATACTAGAGGGAAATGAATGCCGATTATTTTCGGACTTGTTCAAAACAATTCGGTGGTGATTAGTCCTGGCACAATCCAACCATGGGGAAGCAGCAGCACGCCCGCAGGCTGGCTCTCATGCGATGGTTCGTTAGTTTCTCAAACTATTTACGCGGCTCTTTTTAGTGCAGTTAATGGTGCTTTCGGAATCTCGGGAGGGTTTTTCAACTTACCAGATTTAAGGGGACGATTCTTAAGAGGTGTATCGGGGGCTTCCACGAATGATCCAAATAGAACTACCAGAACCGCGATGAACACCGGTGGTAATGCTGGTAATGCAGTAGGGTCAGTTCAGGGAAATGCTACTGCTAAGAATGGACTTTCGATAAGTGTCGGGACTCATTTTCATTACATAAGTAATTATGCAAACAGTGATACAGGTAGCGGAGCCGCCGCAGTAGGGGAAGCCGCCGATGAGCCCTCACCTAGCAATACTGACTCTGCTTCAAGTAACGTATCCCTAACAGGAGATTCAGAAACACGTCCCCTAAATGCTTACGTTCAGTTTATTATAAAATACTAGAGGGAAATGAATGCCGATTATTTTCGGACTTGTTCAAAACAATTCTATCGTAACGGTTCCAGGTACGATTGATACCTGGGGTGGGATTATTGCACCTATCGGTTGGCTGCTCTGTGACGGCTCCTTAATCTCTCAATCGACCTATTCCGCACTTTTTTCTAGTATTGGCGGTTCTTTCGGAATCTCTGGAGGGTTTTTTAATATCCCTGACTTTAGAGGGCGATTCTTACGAGGAGTTTCTGGCGTATCACCTAATGATCCTAATAAAACTACGCGCACCGCAATGAATATTGGGGGCAATGTAGGTAATTTAATAGGTTCCATTCAAAGCAATTCGACTGCTGTAAATGGATTGACAATAAGCGACGCAGGGCATTTTCATTATATAAGTAATACCTCTCAAACCCAGCTCGGAAGTGGAAAAATTACTTGTGGTTCTGATGGTCCTGAAGGGGCCAATCCTTATACTGATACTACATCTAGCAATGTATCGCTGGGGACAGGAGATTCAGAAACACGTCCACTAAATGCTTATATTCAGTTTATTATTAAGTACTGAGGAACCATGCCAAAGAACACGACACTCCCACAAGGCTTTACGATCCAGCAGCCCGAACAGAGCGATGACCGTTTTTTCATCCCACCAGGGTCGCTGGATGTCGGCGCTGCCGCGATTCCTGGGAGCGTGACTTACGTTTCGTTGGCACCTCCAGTTCAACAGGCGCTATTCCCTCCAGGCTCCATTATGGATTTTGCAGGGACTTCAGCACCCGCAGGGTTTCTTCTTTGCGATGGATCTGCTGTCAGCCGTACTACCTATTCGGCGCTCTTCACCGCGATCGGCGTGGTGTGGGGAGTTGGAGACGGGTCTACCACTTTCAATGTTCCAGATGCGCGTGGGCGTGCCGCTATTGGTGCAGGTACCGGTACTGGGTTAACGACCAGGACGGTGGGGACTCAGAATATTGGGGGAGAAACTCAACTTTTAACAACGGCTCAAATACCTGCGCATACCCATAGTGGCACAACTGGAAATGATTCTCCGGATCATATACATAGTTTTACAGCGTATGCTGGGAATCTTGGAAACCAAGGAGGGCTAACCAGACTTTCTGATATTGGTGGCGCATCTACAGTAAATACTGGAGGAGCCTCCGCTAGGCATACCCATGGGTTTACAACCGATAATGGAACAGGTGGCGGAACTTCTCACAACAACATGCAGCCCTCAATCGTGTTCAACAAAGTAATTAAATATTGATAGGGGCTTATTATCAATAAAGGCATTGCATTAAACCTAAGGAGGCTTTATGGATTTAACAGCATTGTTAGCGTCGATTATGGATCTTTGGCACTCGTTCCCATCTCTCCCGATTGCAGGCAAGATCGCCGGTTGTTTGGTGATCCTGATCGGATTGGTAAAGTCCTCCCTCCTCAAACCTCTTTGGGATAAATGCGGACCTTGGAAAGCTTTGGTAGCGCCCGCCATCGGTTTGATCGTGAGTATTCTATCGATCAGTCCAATGTCATGGGCAGGCGTTCTGCAGGGATTGGCAGGCGGTGTGCTGGCAGTCGGTATCTCGCAACTCATGGATGCGGTCAAACTGATGCCAGGCGTTGGACCTACTTGGGTTTCGATCATTAATGTGATTGAGAAACTCTTGGGGGCTCCGCAACCAACGTTGCAACTTAAAAAGAAAAAGTAATCACGTAGCCCATCTTATGTCAGAGTCTATTTTTTAACATAACCCTTCCATGGGCTATGTTCTTATTGGCCTAGTGACTCAATGGGCTATCCAGTAAAGTTTTTAAATCTCTCTTTTGAATTTCGGTGAGATTACCAAAAAGTTTTTTCAAATCGACGGATACTTCCGAGGTATAAACTTTTTGAACTTGTTGCTGCCAAAACAGGGTATTCTCCTCAGCGTTGGCATTTTCCTTGAGGAACCCATGTAGTTTTGCTGCCGCAAAATACCCCCCACTGGGCATATCCGTTGTGCTGTTGACGACCAACGATCCATACAAGGGGTCTCCCATTTCTTTATTGATTGTAAATAACTCCTCCAAGTAGTCCCCTAGACCCGCAGAAAATACACCCATCGCCCGTGCGGGGGTTATGTATAGGGTGGTCTTTTTCTTTCTAGCCATCAAGATCAGATGGCAAAACAGGATAACCATCTGAAGGCATTTAGTTTCTAGTTCTTTAAGTGAATGATACAGCCCTACGAATGAGGGACGATTAGACGTGGTCATTGCATACTCCTTTGATTTTAACTGACCCGACAACCTGATACGGTGGCAAAATGCCGAATTTGAAAAGGTTACTTGAGCAGTTGTGTTTGAGGTCTCGCGGCTTTTAACCTGAGTTAGTTCTAGTGTCAAATAAAATAGAATATTTAGATCCACTCCACTTTTGGTAAAATCTTCCTATGCGATTTATTATTGCGACTTTCGCGTTACTCATTACGGCTTGCAACATCCAGATCAGGCCCGATGGCTACCCGGCCCCCGTGGATGTAGCGATCAACCAGTCTCGCTTAGAGTTCGCTGGTTGCTCTGTAGCTTCTCAGATCGGAACGATCGCCTGTCTGCCAGGAGATGTCGTCAGCATCGTGACGGAGTTTCCTGGGGATGTGCTGTACTTCTCCGCTACGCAGGATTGCTCGATCCGTGAGCAAGTCCGCGCTACCCCACCCCTGACCCCACTCCATCTACCTGTGGTCTCTAAGATATGTCCAGTCATGGTTTTGTATGTCCCTGAGTACGTCAAACAAGGGCAATCGACCGAGCAGACCTACGGGTTGTCTGGGGAAGTCTCACTGCAACCCGACGCGGTCTTTACTCCCCATGGAAATTTCGCAATCACAATCGATCAGAATCTGTCTCTGACGTTTCCTGGTGCGCAGCACGGTATCTTTATCGGTAGGCAGATTCAGAACCCCATACCTTTTCAGGGTGAGACCTTTCAATACAAGCCCGAGCGTCTCGGCACCGATCTGATCCAGGTGAAACTTTTCATGCAGGATGGAACGGTGCAGAGGAAAGTAATCCCCGGTAATTACTTTTCAAACAAAGCGTTCGATCTTTTGTTCGACGTGAATACGGAGCCAA